AACGGAGCAAGCGGTTACCTATGGTATATGAAATCAGAGCACGAGACTCGTCTACGTTTTGATGATTACCTAGAGACTTCAATGATTGAAGCGGTTCCTGCTGAAGCAGGTTCAGGTGCAATTGATGCAACAGGTGATGTTGGTAACAAAGGCTCTGAAGGTGTTTTCTACGTTGTTAATCTACGTGGTAACGTATGGGGTGGTGGTTTCCCTGTTGGACTTGCAGACTTTGATACTATCGTATCTCGTTTAGATAAGCAAGGTTCTATCGAAGAGAACGTAATCTTTGTTGACAGAAACTTTAGTTTCTCAATTGACGATATGTTGGCAGCACAAAACTCTTATGGAGCAGGTGGGTCTTCTTATGGTCTTTTCGAAAACGACAAGGATATGGCTCTTAACTTAGGTTTCACAGGATTCCGTAGAGGTTACGATTTCTACAAGTCTGATTGGAAATACTTGAATGACCCAACAATGCGTGGTGGTTTACCAACTGCAGCAGGTTCAGGTAAAGTAAGTGGATTGTTAGTTCCTGCAGGTTCTACTACTGTATATGACCAAATCCTTGGTAAGAACGCAAAGCGTCCTTTCCTACACGTGCGTTACCGTGCTTCTGAAACAGAAGACAGACGTTACAAGACTTGGATTACAGGTTCTGCCGGTGGTGCTGAGACTTCTGACCTTGATGCAATGGAAGTAAACTTCCTTTCTGAAAGAGCAGTATGTACTTTAGGTGCAAACAACTTCTTCTTGTTCCAAAACTAGGAGAAACAAATATCAGGGGAGTGTCTTTAAAGACACTCCCTTTTTTTAAATCTAATTAAATTATATTATAATGAATACAAAACAAAAAGTGTTTACCGATAAGGTATACAAACTCACTAAAAACTCGGCTCCTTTATCTTTTATGTTGCCGACAAGACATACTACACAATTTCCACTTTTGCATTTTGATGAAGACCACGGAAGTAATCGTGCCCTTCGGTATGCAAGAAATCAAAAAAGTCCTTTCGAAGATGAGCAAGATGGAAACGCAGTATTAGAACCTATTATCTTTGAAGATGGATTTTTATCTGTCTTAAAAAACAATCCTGTACTACAAGAGTTTCTTCACTATCACCCATTAAATGGAGTGGGATTTGAAGAAATTAACGAGGAGCGTGATGCCAATGCTGAAGTTGAAAGACTCAATGCTGAAGTTGATGCTTTAATTGCAGCAAGAGGAATGAAGGTAGAAGAAATAGAAATGGTATCAAGAGTTCTTTTTAATAGAGACGTAACTCAGGTATCTACATCAGAACTTCGTAGAGACATCTTAATTTATGCTAAGAGTTATCCTGAAGATTTTCTTGATGTGATTAATGACCCTGCATTAAAACTACAAGCTAATGTAGCTTTGTTATTTGAAAAAGGTTTGCTATCATTCAGGAAAAACCAAAAAGAAGTATGGTTTAGTACTAATGCAAATAAAACTAAAATGTTAAATGTGCCATATGGTGAAGACCCTATGACAATAGTATCATCATTCCTTCAGTCAGACGATGGAATTGAAAACTATAAACTACTTGAGAAGTTACTATAATATTAAATACTCAACAAGGTTGTATTAAAGTGCAAGACTCCTTCTCAAAAAGAAGGGGTCTTTTTTTTTTGTTATCTTTGCTAAAAGGTTTATAGATGATTAACTCAGTGAGAAATACAGTTCTGTCTGTACTGAACAAAAATAATTACGGATATGTCTCTCCTTCTGATTTCAATTTATTTGCAAAGCAGGCACAGTTAGATTTATTCGAGACATACTTTTATCAGTACAACTATCAGATAAATAAAGAAAATGCTCGTCAGTCAGGTACGGGATATGCGGATATAAGAAAAGGTTTAGAGGAACTCATTGAAATGTTTTCCGTATTTAACCCACTTACTCTTAGTGCTATTCCACCGACCAATACTAACGTATATTCTTTGCCGTCTCAGACGACAACAGGAGACGACTACTACCTTTTAAATAAGGTTCTTATATACAACAACCTTATAGCAAGTGGTACAAGTACAAATGTTGCAGTACCTGAAACAGATTTAATAGATGCAAATGCTACATTCATAACGAATGGAGTAAAGGCAGGTGATGTAATTGGTTTTGTTAGCGATAATATTACTCAATATGTTACGGTTTTATCAGTAGCTTCTGAAACACTTTTATCAGCTACAGAGAGTGTTGTTAAAACTGAACCATTTAATTCAAATGGTATAGTATATAATATATACACAGACTCCGTAGAGGAGGCTGAAAAGGTTACACATAGCAAGATTACTATGTTGAATAATTCTATTTTAACAAAGCCTACTCTTACATTCCCTGCATACTCGCAGCAGGACAATACTATGTTTGCTTTTCCTAACACTATAAATAACATAGGACAAGTAGCATCGCAATACATTAGGTATCCCTTAGCCCCTAAGTGGACTTTTATTACATTGGTAAATGGAGAGCCTTCATTTGACCAATCACAAGCCGATTACCAAGACTTTGAGTTACCACTTGATTGTGAGCCGGACTTAGTAAGTAAGATACTTCAATATGCAGGTATGTCTATCCGTGAAGCAGGTGCAGTTCAATTTGGGCAGAGTCTTGAGCAATTAGATAACCAATCAGAACAATAAATACGATGGCATATATTTCACAATATCAGTATTACGAAAACGGGGGAGTTGCTCCGGAAAACTCTAATTGGGGTTCTTATCAATATGTATCCCTATACGACATAGTCAACAATTTTATGTTGATGTATGCAGGGAACCACTCGCTAGTAAACAACGAGGAAAGGTTTAAGATTTTATTCCACGCAAAACGTGCGATACAAGAATTAAACTACGATGCGTTTAAAGAAATTAAAGTACTAGAGTTAAGTGTTGATGACCAACTTAGATATGTTTTGCCTTCTGACTATGTCAATTGGGTTAGAATATCAGTGCAAAGAAATGGGGTGTTATTACCTCTTAGCGAAAACATCCAAACCAATTGGTCTTCAGCGTATCTTCAAGACAACACGGGGAAAATTTTATTTGACCAAGATGGCAGTGCATTATCTCCTCAGTTTTCAGAACTAGATTATGCAAGAATTTTTTCTATACAACCAAGCATTTATCTAAATTCGCAATCTCCTTTTAATGGACTTAGCGGATACAATGATGGGGGGAATTGGTATTTTGAAAGAAACATTGGAGCAAGGTTTGGATTAAACACTGAGACTGCTAATGCAAATCCTACATTTAAAATAAACTCTAAAGGTGGTGTCATTAATTTTAGTTCAGGCATTCAAGGGGAGTTAATTGTTCTTGAGTATGTATCTGATGGTATGGAAAACGGGAATGATAGCAGTGTAACTGTAAATAAAATGTTTGAAGATTATGTATATGCAGCCATTGAGTATTCAGTTCTAGGTTCAAAATATGGGGTTCAAGAATATATTGTTAATAGGGCAAAGAAAAGAAAAAGTGCCTTGTTAAGAAACGCAAAAATTAGAATTAGTAATATTCATCCCGGTAGATTGTTAATGAATCTAAGAGGACGAGATAAGTGGCTCAAATAATATGGCAAACCTTACAAGGAATTTTATAGCAGGTAGAATGAATAAGTCCGTTGATGAACGGCTTGTACCTAACGGAGAGTATGTCGATGCTCTTAATATTCGCATGGGTTCAACTGAGCAATCAGAGGTTGGTGTAATAGAGAACTCTAAAGGGAACCTTTCGTTAACTACACTTAGTTATAATGGCAATCCACTAAGTTCTCGTGCAAGATGTATAGGTGCTTTTGATGATGGTACTAATGAGACTCTTTATTGGTTCGTACACGATTCCCTTTATCCTTCTTCACCAACAGGGAAAATAGATTTAGTAGTTTCATTTAATACCACTACTAATACTTTGATATATCATTTAATTAGCGTAAATGAAGGTTTTAATATTAATACTACTTTAAACTTTGACCCTAAATTTTTAATTACAGGAGTTAATAAGGTAGAGGATTTATTGTATTGGACTGATGATTTTAATCAGCCAAGACAAATCAATGTAAAAAGAAATTATGCTAATCCTGTTGTGGGTGTTGATGGGTTTTTTAACGAGGCTATCCTTGTTATTAAGCAACCACCTATTGCATCACCTACTGTTGTCCCAACTCCAACAAGTAGTCAAGATAACTTCTTAGAAGAAAGGTTTATATGTTTTGCTTATAGGTACAGATATGAAGACAATGAATATTCTGCTACATCTCAATGGAGCAAACCCGCATTCCTGCCTAACAGTTTTAGATATGATTTCGCAACTGCACTAAATTCAGGTATGAGTGGAACCGCTAACATGGCGGTTATAACTTATAATTCCGGTGG